TTACTTATTCAACAACATCAAAGAACTTTTCACATACATGTTTTACTACAGTGTAATATGTTGAGAGTTCCTTTGAAATCTGATAGAAAGAACGACCATCATTCTTCAAAAGTTCATCATAAATCTTTGAAGAAATATCACTCATCTTTTCAGGTTTTTCACCTTTCGGTTTTACATTCAATTTAACTTTCGGTTCTCTTGGTGCTTTCGGAGCTTTTTCTTTAGGTTCTTTCTTGGCTTTCGGAGCTTTTTTAGCATTTTTCTTTTCTTCCTTTTTAGCTTCTTTGTGCTTCTTCTCATCTTCAGGACGAGGTTCTTCAGCATCTTCTTCAACTGTTGCTGCATGCTCAGCAACCATCTGCTCTTCAGCAGCAACATCTTCATCAGAAGCAATCATTTCAGGGTCTGTATAAGTTGAAATTCCAGCTTCTTTCTGTTCAATCAACTTTGCAAGTTCTTCTTTTGAATACTTTGCGTAATTAGGAATACCAAGCTCATTTGCTTTTTTACGAAGTACCAGTAACGATTCTTTAACTGTTCCCATAATAGATTAATTTTAAATGTTTTGTATTAATGTTCTTTTGACACTGTGAAGATACGACCTTTTGAAAGATGTAGCAACACTTGGTCGAATTTATTTCTCAGAAAAGACTACCTTTTTCAATTGTTCGAGTCTCTCTTCAACACTTCCAGTAATTGTAATATAAGGAATGTCATAATTCTTCAAAAATTGTTGTATCTTCATGTCGACATCCTTCTGGAACTGTTCATCTACTGACCTTACTCCATCTTCAACAAGAGGAAATTCAATAGGGAAATAAACAATCAATGAAAGTTCATACTTACGACGGACAACTTCTTTTCTTTCACGAAAATCTTCGTTACTGAGTTTATTGTAATCTTCATCTTTAGGATTACATGTATCAAACAATCTTGAAGTGTAAGCTGCAACATCAACAATACATCTATCACTTACTGAAGGATTATCAAACATCTTATCGAGAATTTCGTTATAAGCATCAAAAATCTTCTTCTGTGATTCAGAATTACCATTTTCATTGATTACAACTTCTTCTCTTTCTAACATCTGACGTACAACTTCTGAATAGAAGTTCCACCCTTTGAACATCTCGTCATTCTTAACGGCTTCAAACAGTGTCGTCTTACCAGTGCCTTGGGCACCACAAAAACTGATTCTTCTGTGATTAATCATCGATTGTCTCCTTCGCCGTTAATAACATTCCTTTGTTTTCTTGATGCAAGTTTCTCATTATTCTGGATAGCAATCTCTTCAATATCCAATCCAAGACTGTCAGCCAATCCATTGAGATACTTCCAAATGTTCTTCCAAGCACTCAGAACAGCAGTTTTTCTCTTTTCAGGGAAAGTGTTTGTTTCACCATCTTTCCAATCGTCACGCAACCACTTCTTTACTTGTTCAGCAATCTTTCCTACTTCTGAAGGAAGTTTAACTCCAATAGAAGCAGCAGAAAGTTCTGGTTCTTTTTCTGTCCAATTCCAATCTTCTTCAAGAGGAAGGTCTAATTCAACCCGAATACTTGCCAAGTACCACAATTGGTCTCCGATTTCCTTAGAGATTTCTCCGAGTAACTTCTTTTCGTCTTCTACACTGTCAACTTGGTCGAGTTTTTCATAAGTTTCACCCAACTCACCACATAATCCTAATACTACATAAGGAATTGCTACTTTCTCATGATAGGCTTTAATTGTAATAGCCTTGTTTTCATACTCTTTGTAATTCATAATCTTTTATCTTAAATTAGTTTTAGCATTTTCTACCATCTTATAGAACTCGTCTCTTGTTCTCAAAGAATTATCTTTGAAATAACCTGACAAAAATGCTGTACAAGTTGTTGAATCATCTTCAGCACCTCTTAATTTCACACACATATGTTCAGCTTCAATATAAACAGCAACTCCTTGATTAGGACCAAGAATCTCATTCAAATAATCATGAATCTGTTTTGTAAGATTTTCTTGCAATTGAGGTCTTTTAGCAAACCAATGAACAATACGATTCAATTTAGAAAGTCCTAAAATATTCCCATCTTCATTAGGAATGTAAGCTACATACGCTCTTCCGACAAATGGTTCAAAATGATGTGAGCATAAACTATGTACTTTGATATTCCCTTCAAAGACAATACCATCATATTTATTATCGTTAGGAAATACTGCAATTACAGGAGGTTCGTTATAAGCTCCTGAAGTTACTTCTTTTACATACATCTTCGCAACTCGATAAGGAGTCTTGACCATATTAGGGTCATTCTCCCAATCATATCCTAATGCTGTGAGAAATTTGCCAAATGCTTCTTCAGCGTTAATCAACATCTTTGTTTTTTCTACTTCAGACAGAACTATATTCTGTCCAGCTTTAATCTTCTTTTCCATATATTAAACTCCTCGTTTTGTTCCCCAAATTATAATCTGTAATCTATCTGAATAACGATATCCATGCTCTGCACAATATTCAGCAACCATCTGTCTATTCTGGTCTAATTCATCATTTCGTGAACCGGCGGGCATGAGCGTTATATTCCAAGGATTAATGAATCTTGTATCAAACCATATCTCAGTTCCATTGAATTCTTGAGAATATCTCTTACGAGATTTCTTTTGGATATCGTACAACATCAAATCATGGATTTGTTTTTCGATTTCTTTAAAATCTTCTTTTCTACTAACTACATACTTCAGACTGAAATCCTTTGCGTGTTCAATCATGTTCCATAATGCTTCAATATTGAATCTTTCTACAGCATGTTTCTTCAAAGCTGGACTCCATTTCATTCCAAGTTTCTTGAGCTTCTCATTAGTAGGTTCTGAAGATGATAATTTCGGCGAGATATTAATCAAATCTATTTCTTTCAATATAGACTCATCTACAAGAAGTGTTCCATTCGTCTCTATAAGAACATCCATACAATAATCGTTAGCTATCTCAATCAAGTCAGCAACAACATCTGGATACAAGAAAGCTTCACCCCCACTTATAGAAAGTGCAGTTGTCATCGGATATTTCTCAATGATATCGACAACTGATTGATAGTTGTATTTACCTTTCTCAGGAGCAAAGCTGGAATAAGCGGTATCACATATACTGTTATCAAAACAACAACGAAGATTGCAGCCAGACAAACGGACAAAAATTGTCGCTTCGCCTGCTGTATTTCCTTCTCCTTCAATAGAATTAAAGACCTCGATAATTGGTCTCTTCTTTTCGTAATCAACATTTCTCATCATTATTTAACTTGCTGTTCTACTTTAGGATTTTCAAACCATTTTGTTTCTGGATTTTTCTTCTGGTGTCTTCCATCGAGATACCAATTGAATAATTCTATACTCCAATCATTTGTTACTGATTGTGAACATTCAAATGGCATTTCAAATACACTTAACATCGTTACAATATCTTCTTTCTCTGCAGTAGCACTTCCTGTCCTCGTTTCGTAATATTGCACCTTATCAAGAAATATCTTCGATTCATTATTATTCATTTTCGTACAATCGAGAATACTTTGAATTCCTGACAAAAAGAATAACGACAACATTTCTGCTGATGGATTGAATGGTAGAGAAATCCATCTTTCACTATGCTTTTTGATAAAGTCAATGTATTCTTGATTATCTTTGTCCCAAAAAACTGTACAATGGTCAAACGAATTAATGAATTGTTTTATCGAACCCTTCATTAATCCAAAATCATAAATCATTCCAGCATTATCTAAAGCACTTGCCTTCAGACTTACCAATACTTTAAAGGAATGTCCGTGCAGACTTTTTTTGCAATAATTTGTTGAACAATTACGCACAATATGCGCCATCTCTCCTTCGAATTCTTTTGTAATAATCATAAAATCTTCCTTTTAGAATTAATGTTTAAAGATACTATATTCACTTCAGTTTTTCGAGTGGAAGGGTATATAGCAATTTGATTTTGAAGTAAATATATGGCACAAAAGAAGAGATTCCATTTTTCAAGATTCTCACTGAATTTTCATTAGGATGATTAGCTTTGATGGTATATTCAATTCCTTCCCAGATTACCGTTTCTCCTGGTTTTAATAGATAAAATTTATCCCAATAAGATATTGATTCTTTTGATTTAGGATTATACTGAAAATTTGGAAGTCCATATTCTTGAATAAATTCTTTTTTCCAGAAAAATTCAAATGCTTCATCTAATTCAAAAATGTTCGGTAGTAAGAATTTCTTTGAAAGGTCTAAAATTTTGAATTTCTTTTTCTCTGCTATATCTTCATTCATCTTTTTGAATTCAGGTCTATCGTAAATAATTGACCTTAACTTACAACTTAAATACTCTAACTGTAGTATTTTTATAAACTCTTCATTAGTTAAACTGCGTGATTTTTCCATATCGAATTTTTGCTTGCAAAACTACAAACTATCTTTCAATATGGAAAGAAAGGGTTGCTTAATTGTAACCCTATTATTTCTCCTTGTATATCCCGGTCACTGTCCCTTCCTCGTCCGTTATGAATAGGGTCTTGTGCTCCTTTGATTTGTACACTCTTTCCGACAATCTGCTTACTGGGTATGTGTTGCCATTTCCGTCCTTGATGGTGTACATTATTTTGTTTCCTTTCTTGAAATCCGGTTCCTTGGATTGCTTCTCGTTATCCTTCGTTACCCACTTGTTGCATATATATAGGAGGCGCACCGCTTTCCGGAACACATAGAAATCGTCCTTGTCTATCATTACCCTTTCCTTGTTTCCGAATCCAATTGAATAGACCATTCTTTCCATGTCGTATACCTTATGCAGGAGCTTTGTTAGGGTATGGGTGAGATGGAAGATTGTTTCACTAATCATGTTTTCCGTGTCTTCTTCTTCCTTTATTTCAATCGTTGTCTCCTTGTTTATGAATGAGTCCAGTACGTCAATCATGCCGGACATCACGTCAGTAATAAACTGTCTTGCAGAATGTCTTACACATGGTATGCTACCCTTTTCTTCTATGAGTATCACATCTTCCCCCTCTTTATAGACTGCATTCATGCCGAGTTCCGTTGTACACATCAATGTGGCCATATCGGTTCCCTTGATTATATACGTGTCTCCGTACTTATGCTTTAGCTTGTATATGGCAATGTTCATCCTCTGTTCAAACATCTTTGTCTCCTTCTCTTCTCTTCCTTCTATCTCCTTATAAAAATCATTCAAGAATTGTTCCACGTGAAACAATGGACTTTTTGCTGTTTGTTCTCCTATCAATATAGCGGTAGCTTGTTTTGAGTTAGAGACTGTTAAGTCCATTAAATCGCAAATATTGAATACTTTTTTGATTTTGTCTTCTGTACAGCATACCAAAATACTGTTGTCATACTTTTTCTGAAATTCTTCCTTGTCCATAATCTTTTTATTTTTAAGTTTTGTAAAATATCTATACTAATTGTCAAGGAAATAGGGGTTACTTTGATTTTCACCCCTTCTTTCCATATACTTAATAATTCGTAACCTTTTGTCTTGTATTGGCTCTGAACATCACCAATTTATTTTAATTAATCTGGCTCCCCAACCTTTACCTGTTGCTCCATCACATCCAATTACATTCCAGCTAAGTTGTCTCTTTTCATTCACACACAAGCAATGTGGTCGAATTACTTTTCCATAACTACCAAAAAGAAAATCGCCTGTCAAAATTTCTCCATTTTCTTTATAAGCTGTTGTATTATCTCTTGTAGGGTCATAATATATCTTGTGTCCTTGATATTCTATGCAATCCATTTCAACTTCTTTATTTACCCACTCGTAAATTCTTTTTGTTCTTTTGGTCGGTTTACCATTTCTCATTACAGGAACATCAATCCATTTAATTTCTTCAATTGTAATAGTTTTCATATCTTTCTGTTTTAATCGTTTAATATCTCCTTTTGTTTTACACTGTAAAGATACACCTTTGGACCACGCGGTCCAACAATTAGACTAAATTATTTGTATAAAAATTTATAGGTTCTATAATATCATCTAATGCTTCGAGCAATTCTTCCTGAGATGCATCACCTGGGTCTTTCTTTTTATCTTTCAAACAAGCAATTCCGACATTGAAATACTTCTGTAAAGTCAAAGCTGTGGATTTTATCATCTCAGGTTTATCAGGGTCATAGAGTAAGATAATGTTTCTGACACTTCCTTTCAATCTCAATAACTTTATCTGCTCTGTACCCATATTATTACCAAATGTAAAAATACATTTTATCTCATCTGATTCATAGAGATGAAGTTTATCATCTACAGATATATAATCGAATAGACCTTCAACTATTATAATGGTATCAGTTGTGTCTGTAATATTATCATATCCTCCTAACACTCTTGAAAATCCATCTGTAGAGTTTTCATATCGGAGAACGAGTTTTTCTTTACCTTCTTTGAATGCTTTAAGGTTCTTTTCGTGCCATTCTTTACTTTTCTTTGAACGTGCCAACCAAGCTGTCGTCTTTCCGTTCATTGTAAATTGAAATATGATTTTGTCGCGTAATTTCTTATCAAGAAAGAAGTTTGTGATTGCTGGCTTGAATTCTTTATAGTATCTTTTGTTGAATCCTCGATTGTTCAAGTATTCATCTTCTTTAAGATATTCTAACTTTCGAGGAAGTTTACATTCAGTTAATTCTATAGGATTTTCATTCCCTTCATCTTTTTCTTTTATAAGAGGAGTCAACTTCGAGATTTTTACACTATTTTCATAGTTTATTTTCGCTAAATCTAATCTATTTATTTTTTCAAGGAAATTCTTCAGATTAGTCTTCTGTCCACATTTAAAACAATGAAAAAACCCATTATTACCAACATCATTAAAATGTACACCCCATTTCCCACCTTTTCCACAAAAAGGACACACTTCATCTCTGTTTTGATACCAACCAGCAGCACCAAACGGAGTTAGACTTAATTCTTGTATTATTTCATCTTTATCAATTCTAAACATCGTTATACTGTTTTTGCTCTACTTGCTTTATGTAATTTTTCTTTTTCAGGCTTTGATTCTGATTTTTTAGTTTTCTTAGGTATATTGTTAAATAAATCGATTGTCCTACTTCTGCTATAGAATCGTCCTTTATCGTAATTCGTTGCAATAGGTAATATTTCATGAGACTCTTTATAATCACGTAATTTATCAATATATATACGCATTAATTCTTGTCTTTTTTCTTCTCTTGTCTGATTACCAGTAAATACAAATGAAAACGGCTTTACAAGAGTCTTATCACCTTCTGTATAACTTCTATCAATAACTTTATCAGCATTATCCCATATCTCTATAGGGACGTTACTTGCTTGAGTCGCAGTAAATCCTACCATCTTGAATTCTACACATATATTCTTGAATAATTGGGCACAAGTTTGCAACTTGTCTTTCTTGAATGAAGGATTATTGTCAATAGTCTTGTTTATTCCTGTAGCAACAAGGTCTAATGAATCAAGAATAAGTACTCTTGGGAAATATTGATGTTCTTTATGATAATCAAGAATCAAGTTCCTTATATCTACCATCGTCGCTTCACCAAACTTTTCAAATCCATAGACGTCAATATCTTGACCAAACTCTTTCATAGCTTTCCATGTCTGTTGAATCTTATTCTGGTCTTCAGTCTTAAGATATCCTTGTCTTATATCATTGTAGGGTTGATTTGTCCAATATTGGTCGTATCTATCGAGGCATGCTTGAATTCCACCTTCAAGCTGTATATGTAAAACAGAATTTCCATCCAAAGCTGCTTGCATTCCGTGATGTCTAAGAACAGTTGACTTTCCGATACCTGACCTCATAATCCATAATACAGTATCTTCAATAGAAGCTCCTCCATAAGACAATTCATCAAGTCTATCAATCCCAAGTGTTATTTTCTCAGAGATATTACTCGAATCAATTGATTCACGTCTTTTTCTCATTCGTAAATCAAATCCATTGAAGACTTGCTGAAAACTACCTCCGTCGTGTCTTAATGATAGAGAAAGTATCCTTTGACTCTCTTCTGCGTTTACCCGTATAGCTTCTTCCTTCTTTCCTTCTTCATAAAGGTCATGTACTTTCTTAGAGAGTAATTGAAATTCTACATCCTTAATATAAGATTCGAGTTGGTCTATGATTATTTCTTTATCAACTTTTGAAGCACTTTGAATTTCATGAATTGTTTCTTGAACAAAATCATTATCAATATATTTTTGAGAAACAGCTCCTAAAGATGGAACTGTTTCTTTATCAGTAAATGTTTCAATAGCTTCTCTCAGAAGATATTTATATCCTGGCCACTCTTTAGGTATCAATTGATATGTCAAGTTTGTACATGCTATCTGAGTCAGTGTAGGGTCAAGATAGATTAACTTGAACAATTCTGCCATAAAGTTGGCACTTAATTTCATCGCCATATTTATACTAAATCTATACTAACTTTAATTTCTTTCTCGTCTTCACGTAAACTATTGATACTCAGGAAGCTACTGAGTACCACATCGTCGTGTCCCGACGCAGCTTCAAGTTTTCCATTATCACTTTTAAATGTAATAGAGGAAAACTCTCCGAACATTATATCAACAGCTTGCTTTGTTTCACCAGGTGCATAAGGACACTTTATTTGTCCTCTTTCGAACATTGCTGAAAGGCTTGGTAAACCAGTGTAAAGGTCTTTCTTATTTCCTTCTGTTGTCGTAAAAGGCTCTATGTTTTTCAACCCTCTTTCTTGTGCTAATCCAGAAAGTATGGACTGGAATCCATTTGCTTCACACCTAATTTTATTCGGTCTGAATAATCTATCGAGTTGAACAATCTTATCTATCTGTTCATTATGAGACATTCCTCTTTGTCTATAATAATAAAGTAGATAATAATTCTTCATTGTATCGATACCCCATACACTATAAACAGTATAGTCAGCACCAATATTACCAGATACAGCAAAATCAACTCCAATATGAACTCTCACTAATTTGAAAGGATAGTCATCTATTGACGTTGCAAATCTCACATTCTCCATTCCGACGATACTTCTCATTAGATATTCATATGGGAATATTGTCGAAGAATCACTGATAGGTACTACCAAGTACTCACGATTGAATACAATTGTACCAAGTTCTTCTTTCTTCATCAAGATTTGGTCAAATGTATATCGGTCTGGAGCAAGTGGTCTTCCGTCAGGAAATATAATCGGATATTCAAAACAATAGAAGCGCTTATCTGCTTTCAGTACTTGATATAACTCATTAGGTGCAGAAGAATAAGGAGTTCCACAAACTAAAAAGTAACCATAAGGTTCAACAATCGGCTCTATAGTACCTTTAATCAGTTCTTTTAATTTTTCTCTCTGTTCATCAGAATAAAGAGAACTTTCATCCGGCATATCATCACAAACTGTTGCACCTACGTGTAATCCACGAATAAAACCATCCCTACCACGAACATGAAGAATACTACCAGTTTCTGTCGTTATACCAGTTTCACCAATAGATGCTTTATTATTAGGATTTAGTTTTTCTCTCAGAAGGTCATTCGTTTCGATTTCTTCTCTTACTTTAGCTATCTGAACTTTAGCTAATGTCATCGTTGAAGTTATATAACAAGTTTCTTTTCTATTTGCATTATCTATCGTATCAGGTCTCCATAAAGTTGGCTTACAATAACTCCATAATCTCCAAAGTACAAATGCATAAGACCATTCAAAACTTTTGCCACCTGCGCGAGCACACAAATAACAGCTCCACGGATACAACTGCGTTAAATTGCCCCATTCAACATTCCTCCATCCCATTCTAAACTTAGGAAGCATAGTCAATTTAAAGTAATTAAATGAAAGAATCTTCAGTGTTGTATCCATTGAGGCTTTGACATTCTCAACATAATTCAAATTTTCAGAATCAAGTGTTCTTCCAAGATACATTGTCCTTTCTGCTTGAACAAGCATTTCACGTAGCATTTTATCTACATCATTCTCATATCCTTCAAGAAGCTGATTCAATGCTTTGCCTGGAAGATTTTCTATTATCTTATCGACATTCTGATATAAATGATTAAATTGATTGCCAGACAACAAATCTTTACCGTCTAATGTTAGCATAATTGGAAACTTTCTCTATATCTTTCTTCTTTCTGTTCAACATTTGATTGTTGACCTTCACCTCTCAATTTCTTAACATACGAAATAAACAATTGAGCATTTGCTTTTGTATCATTCAATGCTCTATGTGCATCTACGAGGTCAATGCCAGCTAATTGACAACATGTCCCAAGTTGATAATTCATTTGTTCCAAAGCTGCCATATGAGCAATTTGCATTGTATCAATATAATACTTTACATAATTGTCTATATCATCCTTCATATAGGCAAAAAAATTCTTCATAAAAGGGTTATCGAACCCTACGATATTATGTCCTGCAAGTGTACATAATTGTCTTGGATTCTTATATTTAGTAAACCATTGTTTACATGTCTTATAGATATCTTTCAATGGAACAGAATTCTCATCCTGAATTTCTTTTGTTATACCATGAGTTTCGAGTGCTTGTTGTGAATATACAAGGTCTTCTTTGTATCCATATGGAAAAATCAAATCCACCTCATCAATTATTTCAAGTTTACTCATATCGACGCAAACCATCGCAAGTTCAACCAATGGTGCATTATCGAATGCAATACACTTACTGTTCCATAGATTACCAGTCTCGAAATCATATACAATCACGTAATTCGACGAAGTTTTCATAATTATTCAATATTAATAACGTTAGGGTCTGATGTTACAACATTATACATTTTAATCGTACAATGTTTTCTTGGTACTAATTCTATTGATATATCACCAAGATAAGCAGGTAACTTTCTTCTTATAATATAGAAGGTTACATCGTTACGATTGAATTTCTTTCCATTCTCCTTTTCAAAATTTTCATTCAACCATACAAGTATTCCTCCTGCATTTACATTTTCTAATAAAATCCTCTTTTCCATATCATCTCATTAATAACAATCTTTCGTAATCAATATCTCTATCTTCTTCATTCTTATATATGATATAGAGATTCTTTATAGGGTTATCCTTGAATGAAGCTGTTTCGTCTTCAAGTTTGTTTATAATTATTACAGGTTCACCATTTTCATTGAAATCTTTTTGAAATGTAATTATAAAAAATTTCAAGATACTTAGATTATTTCCGAGTACAATATTCCTCTTTTTGAAATTTTCATTGAAACCATCCCAATTCAACGCTTCATCATAGAGTTCTTGTATTTTTGTATTTGAAGAAGGATTCTCAAGATATTCACCAATCTTATTAGCCATTCTCTTTATACCTACATTCTCAAGAACTATCTTACATAATTCAATCACTTCTTTATCTGTACTCATCTTTCTCTTTCTTTAAAAGTTTTTCAATCAACTCTTCAGGAATTTGTCTTTGCAACTTATTCTTATCACCAAAATCATAGATATAATGACAATCTTTACATGCTAATACAATATTTTCTTCATCACATCTCAATGCTGGATGTGCACCTCTCGAAAGAATATGACTGAAATAAATCGCTTTAGGTTCTGACCCAAGATATTTACCACAATGAAAACAATAATGAGGACGATTTGACCATATTTCTTCAAAAAATGCATTCAAATCATTCTTTTTCATCTCAAGTGTTTTCCTGTTTAATTTTTCCTGTTTTTTCTTGTTATAACAATCTTTACACAACCATTTGTTTCTATCGTATATCAGATGGTTTTCATTACAAGAAACACACGGTCTAACTTCTTCTCTTATCTTTTTATAATATGTCATAATTCTAATACCTTTTCACATGATTCTTTATATCTACATCCAGAACACCTTATCTTGTGATACAATATTCCGTTGAATTCTCCACAATGAATAAAACCTCTCGGTGTATTCCAGTATTTTTTTCGTTGTTCGTTCAAATACCTCTCTGAATAGAGATGAACTTTATTTTGTAGAGGGTTTTCAAGTCTTCTTACACGTTGGAATTTTGACACGAGGAACATCTTTTCTTCAGTTCTTTCATTCCATCGTTTTATAGCGTTTATACTTATACATTTCAATAACGTTACGGAATACCTATTTGAATATCTATTCATAGATAAAACAAGTTGAAACAATAAATACTTCCATATTTCATCTACAGAATCAATCTTTAAGTTTTCAAAAAACCGTTTTATCGCATTCACATTCCTTGAAGTCATCTTCACATGATAATATGGTGAATAAACTTTCTGCATCAAATATTCAAATATTTCAACAAATTCTTCTGTCATAAAAAGTTGGTATCTTATTGATGTAAAAGAAAGGACGAATTCTCGTCCTTTCTCGTGCCTAAAGATACAAAACATTTATTATCAATCCCACGAAATTTCAAGACTTAGTGTCTCTTCTTTATTATGTGTTACCGGCTTATAACGAGATTGAGTCGTCAAATCTCGTTCAGCAACGTTATTGTAATCTTCAATAGCTTTCTCTTTATCAACACTTCTCGATATCCATAGACCAATCATTTGACCAGGTTCCATATTACCGATTGTGACCTTATCTTCTTCTGTAGCATCATACAATTGAGTATTGAATGGTGCACTATATATACTTGGTATTGATTCCATGTATTGAGAACCATCTTCATTCTGATTTAAAAGTGTTGCACCTATCTTACAAGAACAATATGCATCCTCAGGAACAACAAACCATAATTGAACATTCTGAGCAACTTCATTACTCTCATTTTTCAATACAATTGCGCGATACTCTGTCTTAGCATCTTTAACTGTTCTCAAACTCAATTCATCAAACAAATTATCGAATACATCATTAGGTATCTTTGTAGATGATACATAACCTCCCAATGAATTCATTGATTTAGATTGAGCTGCGAGATATTCTGAACTTACTGTGTAAAACAATTGCATAACTCTTAGGATTTAGATTTCGGAAAATTAGCAAGTGACCAAAACTCTGATTTGACTGTATTATCAACTGATACTGTTCCTCCATTGTTTCTTACTCGAGCAAGATAAAACTCATTCGAAGATTTTGTAGGTGGTTGCTCTAATGTCACTTCTTGAACAAGACTGAATGTATAATAATCATATGTATAGAGACCTTCAAGTTGTTTATCTGTAAACACTTTTCCTAACGGAATTGTACCAAGAATAATCACCTGAAGATTTGATTCTGCCACAAAATCTGATTCAGATGTCAAAACCAAGTTTTTATTATCAATCACGTTTACAATTTCATATACTCCATTATTCAATGGTTGAGAACCATCATCTTTCATAAATCTGATTGCTACCGGAGTCTTACCCGATTGACCTCTTACTTTACCAGAAAAATCAACTGTACCAGTTACAACTCCTTTTTGATTTATACTCACAAGTCCATTTTCATAGTTTTTAGTAGAATAACCTACTTTTAACCAATAATAAACACTATCAGATGGTACAGTAAGATTATCGTAAATACTTGTTAGATTAATAACTTGACCTAACGCATTTACAGCCATGCCTGGAAGAATCTTGATTGTACCACCTTGAGTTCCTACTTCAACTTCAAAAACTTTATTATCAATAAAATCATCATTTGTGACAAAATCAGGGTCAAATTTCTTAGGGTTGTTTGTCACTATGCCGAATGTATAACTTCCGGCAATAAGAATCTTTCCAAGCAAAGAGTTCTGTAGGAAAGACTGCATATTCATCACTTCTTCTTTTTCTAAGAAAGTGTTTCTGTTAACATTTATCTGCGCCATATATTTATAAATTTTTATTTACAAAATTAGAACCATTCTGGATAAGCACTAATATATTGGTCGTAACCATTCATCTTTGTACATCCTCTGAAACATCCGCTTTTGGATATACTGTCAACATCCGGGAAACCGAATTGATATGGTTGGAATATTCTCTTAAAATAATAAAACAGAGGCATATAAGCTGACGGCAATTTTACTCCGGCTACTATACAATCCCATCTCGGTTGAGACGTCATATTTGAACAACCGCTGAATGTACTCGTGCAACTGTCTATATGTTTCAGTACCCCCGATTCTATATAACTATTATCAGTTCTCGTAGGTCCAGGTTTATTCACGGTTACATCACCGAAAGCATATTCTGCCGTTAGCAAATTAGAACAGTTCTCGAACATGCTGTTAATGTTCACAGTCACCGAATGTTCGGGCGGTGTGATAGGATTGCCCTGCGAACCTGCCGTCCTCAGATTCCTGCAACCACTGAAGCAATATGTGTAAGAACTACATTGCGAAGAATCAGAAAACAAGGATGATGTTATAGTAGTCAAACCACTATTCCGAAACATACCGGACGCATTTCTAATATCGGGAATTGTCACACCACTTACATTCAACAAACTTGTACAGCCGTAGAACATTTCGTTACATTGTGTACCTCCATTCGTCGTGTAATTGAATGCACCAGAGCTTATGCTTGACAGATTGGTACATTCATAAAACGCCTGTCCCAAAAACAATTCACCCACGGTCCCGGAAAACATGTTGCTCGGCAACGACGATACACCCGAAGCATTACAAAAACCGT